AGGCTTTCAGCGCAGTCACCCCAGAACAGGCATGTGACAAGCCCAACGCGGACCACCACCCATGCGCTACCGCCATTGTTGATGTAGTCCTGCATCCAGTTGGCTTGCTCTAAGCGTAGGCCCGTAGAGACGCGCTTGCCCCATTCCTCCAAGTGAATGATTTCCATCCAGCCTGTGGGCCAGTCGCCCTTGCCAATGTAGTGAAGGTTGGGCGTACCGCCCTTCCCATCCACTTTGTAGAAATTTATGTTGAGATTGTCGCGCAGCGCAATGCGGAGATTTTCCTGACCCTTATTCATCTTCATCTTCCAGCTCAACTTCACCGCTGCCGTTGCACATGTCACACTCTTCAATTCGGGTGTCTATGAACCCAACATCACGACCAAAACCATGCGGCATGTCATAATCAACTTCACACTCGCCTGCGCCGTTGCATTGAGGGCATTCTCGCGTAGAGACCATTTCTTTCAATTCGATTGACCAGTCATTAACTTTAGACATTTTACGCTACCTCCTGATCTAACAGACCGACACTGACCAGTTCATCCATCCGCGCCTTAGTGGCTTGGATCGTGATCGTGTCTAGAAAGAAACCTTTCTGAAGGGATTTCACAGTTGCCGCCATTGCAATCAGTCCCATTGGGCGCTTGGCAAAGCTGGCGATTGTGGTGTCGCAGTTGGACCCCTCAAACTTAGCGTCAGATACGCGGATGATGACTTTCCAGCCCTTGGGTGTGGATTTGCAGATCAGTTGCTTGTTCATGGTGTAGTCCTTTCTAAGAGGTAGTGGCGGGGCCGAAGCCCCTTTTGATTAGAAGTTATAATCGTAGTGCTTGATAGCCGCAGTATGAAGGCTGTGGCGTCCGTGGCTGCTTTTCCAAGAGCCATCCTTTTGAAGACGGGCGCGAACTTTGTAGCCTTCTGGGTCTGACTTGATGACCCATGCTTTGCTCTGGTTGCCATTGTTTGTGCAATGTCCAGAGAACCCACCAGCAACAATTTCTGGCTTCCAGTCGGATGCGAGTTCAGAAGTCATAGCGCGTAGTTCGATTGTTTTGTCTGAGACAACACGCACGATCTCAAATGGTGTTGTATCGCTATAGCCATTATGGTTGGCGTGGGTATAATCGATGGCCTCGACAGCGTACTCATATTTTTCGTTGTACTTACCGCAAAGGCTAACTGGCAGAGTTTCGATCATCTCTTCAGCTTCTTGAACAGTAAAGAAAACTGTTCTTGGAACCTGAGAGGAACGCAAGTAACCCCAGCGCATATCTTCGAAGTGAGCTTTTTCAACAATGTGGCTGTTGCCCTCTTGATCGATAAGAGTTTCGATGACGGTGATTGTGTAACGTGTAAACATTTCTAAGTCCCTTTCTCATTTCCTATACAATTAATATAAGACCCCCTGCGTAAAACACAAGGGGTCAGAGAAAAGTTTTTTATTGTCGTTAGTTTTCGGTAGCTTAGATGTTTTTACCAGAGCATCTTAGGTTGCTTGTGAACTCTTTCAGCTCCTGACGCGCATAGAATAGCTTGTTATTAGCGTTGGGGTGCGGATCGCTTCGGTAAGTGTCTTCTTCAGCCCGATCAACTTCTGTCCGCAAATACTGAAGCTGTGACGATTGGAATGGCGTTAGCTCGTTCTCACCCATCAGATCAATCTTTCTGCTAGTATGGCAACGCAAATAGCTGCCACCATTGATGCCCAAATAACTGCTATCCCCATATGACGCTTGGTCAGAACAAACGGCTCTGCGTCCTTCTCTTTGGGAATCGGATACATACCAAGATCGATCTTCGTCTTTCTGGGTGCCTTCTTAGATGGTCCAACGAAAGATCGAATTTTGGAAATCTTTAGCTGCACGGCTTTCTCAGAGCGGCCAAGGTGATCTGCGATTTCTTTGTGTGTGAAGCCTTCGCTATTTAACTCCAAAAGAAGCTGCATTTCTTTCATTTTCCAATGCTTCTTCGTCTGCGGTGCTGTTCCTTTTTTACGGGTCATTTTAGTTCTTTCCTTTGTATTTTCATTCCATAATTATTGACACCAACAGGCATTTCAAAATCAGAAACATATTTTAATTTGTTCCTTTTGAACGTCCTGTAATTTACATCATGATGCCAACGGTTAAATTTCCAAACAACTTTTGCTATGTCTGGATGTAAATCCTCAATCATCTGACTTTTGGGTTTTGTACCTTCATGCGCGTAAAACTCTTCAGTGTTACCCCCAGAAAGTGTTTGTGTTGTCGCCTTCTCTTGCTGGAACGCATTGTACTGTATTGTGCAGTGGCCATCTTTAAGCACTCGCAGAGATAGGTCTGTGTCTTCATTGTATCGACCCCTCCAGCGATACGGCGCATCGTTTTGAACCAGCAAGCAGGAATATATCCGTGTATTTCTGACAAACGCTGGGACAGGATCTTTCGCCTTTACGAAAAAATCATAGCACGGGCCAGATAAGTACACGTTCTCATATCTGTCAGCAAAATCTTCCATCGCCCGAAATATTGTTCCTGATGTAACCTTGATCAAAAGGTTTTGATTTAACCTGTGAAAATACGCTATGTTGTCATCCATGACCCAGTGCCTTTTAGCACCTAATCCAGTCGAGTGATCCCAAGCAAAGTTCCTAGCGGCCCCCGGTCCTTTTGATCTACTGTCTCCAAGATCATCACAAGTATTATAATCTCTTAGATATTCTGTCGGCAGAACCAGACATTTATCTTCACCAACTTCCGCAGCATACATCTCTAGCTGATTGTCTTCGACAACGATCTTGTATGGAACATTCATCCAATCAAGCGCCTTGCTGGTCAGGCGGCTCTCCCATCGACCTTTGGACACAATATATATTGGGTACTTAGGGTTCATCGACGTATCTCTTATCAGACGTTACTCTGTGATCCATTTTAGGAAACCAGAACGCTTTCTGCTTTGGGCTAATATACTGATCGATCAGCTTCTTAAATTGGTCAAAATCCTCTTGGTTTCTAAACCTGACATTTACAGCATGATACGGGCGCAAGTCTTCCTGCACATATTCTGGCATCCCGTGCCACTCTGCCTCCCAATCTTTTTCTAGGTCTTCAAACAAACTATCTTGCATCACAATGCTCCAGTATCTGCTTTGACGCATCCGCTGCGCCCTTTCCTATGATCACTGTATTTCCAATGCTTTCTAAATAAGTGATCATAGATTTCTGATCGGGGGAAAGTCGCCCACCAGATTCGCGCTTCATCTCAACCCACAGGTTCCACTGCGGAATAAAGAGGTCTGGTATGCCTCGAACAACGCCCTCTGCCTTCAGTCGCTTGGCCACAGTGATTGCTCTCTTCTCCCCATTGGGGATCGCAAAGATCAACACATTGGGATATTGCAGCCGAAACCAATTGATAAGGCCAACTTGCTCTGAATGCTCAGAAGGGGATGTCTTCGAGGTCGATGAAATCAGAGTAACGGCCTTGCGTTTGCGTCTCATGCTTTTTCTCCACTTGTGTGTAATCGAACTGCGTTATCTCTTGATAGCGTGGGTCATGTTTAGATGCCTTCAACTTGATGCGGCTAGGCTGAACCCAGAAGTGACACTCATCAAGAGCTTCATCTGTGCTGTTGGCATCAGCAGTCAAAACAGCTTTGCGAACCTTGTAGCGGCTCTCAGCATAACCCCCGTGATCTGGGCATAGCCACTCGCTCACAGACAGCAGCCCGTAGTAGTAGGTGACCTTTACGCTGTCAGGCTTCCCTGCTTTCTTGTGCCGCGCATACGCAACGCTATCCACATCGCACCACTCAGACACCACCTGAGACGAAAGCATGGCTCCACGGTAGCTGCTGGCGCTGTGATTGAGTGTCGGCGCAGGAAACTCAAACCCGCACTCAGGGCAGATCAGACAGGCTGCGTGAACCATCGTCTGGCAGCTCTCGCACTGCTTGGTTGGCGCTACTCCATCTTCGCTCGACATCTTGTCCTTTGGCTTCACCTGATCGATGAACCCGTGACGCTCCACGTTCTGACCGTAATCCAGAATCAGGCAGTTCTCTTTGCCATCAGCAATCCGCGTCCCACGACCAACCATCTGGACATAAAGTCCCGTCGATGCAGTAGCTCTAACCAAAGCCACCAGATCAACTGGCGGGTGGTCGAACCCCGTGGTCAACACGTTCACATTAATCAAACAGCGCAGCTCGCCGCTCTTGAAATCTGCAATGGTCTTCTCGCGCACCTTGGCACTGTCTGAGCCTGTAACCACACCCACATCGATGTCGTGCGTCTCAAACTCAGCCTTGAGCATGTATGCGTGATTGACACCGCTGCTAAACACCAGCCAGCTTTTGCGATCCTCTCCAAGACGGACAATCTCTTCGACAGTAGATCTCACCAGCTCTGGGTCAGATGCAGCCATAGCCAAGTCACTTTCGATAAACTCTCCACCACGCTTCTTAACATTGGTCAAGTCGATCTGGGTCATACCGCCCTTAGATATGACTGGTGAAAGGTAGCCCTGCTCCATCAGCATGGCCACTGGGATGTCATGAGCAATGCCGTCAAAGATCGCGCCTTCGCCCTCATGAAGATAACCGCTGTCCAGCCTGTATGGCGTGGCCGTCAGCCCAACAACCTTAACGTCTGGATTACATACCTTCAGATCTGCAATGAAACGATTGTATCGCGTCTCGCTGTTCTTGGGCAGCAAGTGCGCCTCATCGATCAGAACCAAGTCTGGGGCTGGAACGATGTCATATGCCTTTTCCCAGACGCTCTGAATACCTGCAAACGTGATTGGCCTGCCTAGAACCTTTTGCTTCAGACCCGCACTGTACAGGCCGAAATCAGCCTCTGGGTACAACTTAACCAGCCCACTTGCGCCTTGCTCTAGAAGTTCCTTCACATGCGTCACAACCAGCACCCGTGTGCCTTGGAATCCCATTGCGTCCTTAATCAACTGCGCGATGATCGCCGTCTTTCCAGATCCAGTGGGGGCAACGATCAGTGGGTTATCACCCGCTTTGCCAGACCAGTAGTTATACAAACCGTCAATGGCTTCCTTTTGGTAGTCTCTTAATTCAAAGGTCATGGGACAGAACTCTTTTTTCTACTTTTAGCCTTGCAGCCACCGCTTCGTTCATCGTGGCAAAAGTTCCAAGATTCGTCTTTCTACCATCAATATTAGCAGAGGCTCTCCATTTGTTTCGGTCTTTTAAAAAGCTCACACCTTTAACTCCAGAAGTGTTTGACTTGCTCAATCTAGTGTTCATGGCTTGCTCTTTAGCCGTAACCTCACGCAAGTTTTTGATCCTATTATCGCAGCCGTCATGGTTGATGTGATCAACAGAATTAGGCCAAATAGGATAATGGCCATGATACAAAAAGAATGCCACACGATGCGCTAACAACTTTTTTTGGACACCAAGATATGATGAACTACCCGTCAAATAATCACAGGTGGATCTCTTCGTTCTAAATCGGCGATTAAAAGCCACCCTGCCACTGCGCTGGATATTGTACTTAGACGCCTGACCATCCGCGCTTACAAACGAACTGCCCTCGCCAGTGTCATAAAAATCTTCTGGCAAACGATCACAGGCATATATTAAACCGATCTCAGAATCATATCGATACAACCTACGCATCAATTCTAAATTTTCCCACCAATTATGTTTCATTGACAATCCTCTCCAGAAAATCATCCGCATCTTTGACAGCAT